CTGCGGAGGCTGAGGCAAACTTCCACCAGCAACAAGCAGGTCAGGACATGGCGGCCTGACTTAAACGAAACGGCCTCCACAAAACCCGGGGCGATTCATGGATCTGGCTCAGAATGTCACTGAGGACTTCCGAGTCAGCCAGTTCTGCAAGGATCTCCTTGTACCAGTGACGCACCCAGTTGACGTTGTTGGCATGGGCCGCGAACGAGTCATGGATAGTGATCACAGGGAAGGGACGGTACTGAAGCATCTCATTGGTGATGCGCTTGAGTGCCTTCAGGTGAGCTGTACCCAGACACTCGATGCTGTGGCTGTTAAGGAATGGCAGGATTACCACACTGGCTTGGCCACTTCGTACGAATTGCTCGCCGAAGTAGTCAATATCGGAGTCCCCTTGAACAGGGGTCCAGCCATTCATGTGACGCTCCAGCAGCTCAGCCTCGATCAGTTCATTGGCACAGCTAACGATGGCATCGTCGTAGTTACAGCGACGCAGCAGCTCACGCAGGATGAAGGCGTCGATGGAGTGAATGACATTCATTTGTTTAACGGTTGACGCTACTCAACCGCCTCTACATGCTTCACTTTCCACTTCTTTTGAATGAAGTTGGAGTCTTTTTGCAGGGTCTGTACTCGTTTTTCGTGATACCGCAGGGTTGCCTCAGTGATCCCAATGAACTCGGCAGCACTTAGAATTGTATCGAACACCCGGATTTCCCCTGATGTGCTTTCTAAGTGGATGCTGCGAGACTTGGCATGAGACCTCCCTCTTGAGCGAGGTATGGCTTTCATACGAGAAGCTAAACGCTCAATGCTTTCTTTGACCGCTTCTTCTGGACGCTCGGCATCTTGTTCAGTCAGGCATATCCACCCTTGCCTATTTGGCTCGGAGGAAACGCCTATCTTGAACATCCGCTGGGCTTGACTACGCAGGGTTTGATACTTAATCCCTAACGAGTCGGAAGCGCTCTTCACGCACGGAAAACGATGTACCTGTTGTGGCGAATCCTTATGAATCAAGCAAATAGACTTGGCTTTAGGACTGCTGCCTCCACTGAGTTTGTCAGTGAGGGCTTGCTTATGCGCTGCGGAGAGGGTTTTCCCCTTATGCGCCAACCCAATTTGCTTGCGTATTTCTTCGGAATGTCTAGTAGTCATCCCTTTGAAAATACTTGGATACGCCTTTCCTGCTTTTGCTTTTCGTACGCTTGCTGCACGCCGAAGGCATACTTCAAGAGAGTCCTTACGCCCTGTTGTATCTGGGGGTAATCCACCCCCGGCAGTCATGTTCCAGCCGATGCGATCGGTTGGTCGATATTTCTGCTCAAGGGCATACGCCTCTATTTTCGTGGTGCGATGCAGGATCGTCTTGATTACCTGATCTTCCCCGTACTTACGAAAAGCCCGGTATAGCACCTTGCTGCCTCCCCTACGCCCATTCAAATGACAAATATGGCGTATTGTTGGTTGGCAAGTTACTCCCACGTAACCCTCACTGTAAGGGTCGTTATGGGCTGCTAGGTGATACCAGTAGACAATGTGATTTTCCATCAAAAAGACCATGTTTTAATGATGTAATCATCATAAGTGAAACTTTGGAGTTCTCCAACTTTCGCTGGAGTATCGGACTATATCTTCACCCTAAGTTTTACCTTAGGGGCAGGGCACTTCGGACGGTCAATAGCTTACCTGTCCTACGGGATTCATCTACTCATAGTATGAGTCGGTATTCCCTAGTCTCTGAACCTTCCCAAGGATCACTCCTTGGGCTTGGCTGCTGATTAGCATAGGCTTTCGCCGTTAGCCTCCCAGACAATTCACCCTGTACTTAGCAACGCATTACTGCGCGCTTAGCCAATTACTTAGCTACGTTGGCACGGCCAGTCTTCTCACCCTCGTTGACGTAGTACTCGTAGGTGAAGGTGGCGTGGTCCAGCTCATCCACCTCGATACGAGTGGTCTCCTTGACCATCACCTTGACCTTGGCATCGAAGCCATCAGGCAGCTTCCACGCATGGCTCAGTGCGAAGGGCTGCCAGCTGGCCAGCAGATCCTGCAGCAGCTCCCATGCACCTGGTGCCACGATCTCGACAGCCTCATAGAAGGCGTTGAGTTCTTCAGTGCCTTCACCGAACAGGACCTTCGGCACCTTCTTGGAGCCGTAGCAGCTGGTCATGAGTGCCTGCTTGGTGTGCTTGCGAGGGACGGAGAAGCCACCACCCAGCAGGCCATTCATGCACTCGTTCAGATCGGTGTAGGCATCGGCACGACGGTCAGGATCAACCAGACCGGTAGCCTTGGCACCTGCGATGCAGCCGGTGAGTACCGACATGATCTGCACACCCGAGCAGGTGGCATCCATGGCCACCAGATGACCGGTGGGCTGGCCAGCTTGAGCCTTGCGAATGGCCATCACAGCCTTGAGGTACAGCGGCTTGGTTTCAGCCTGATCGAGCAGGTCCTCCAGATGGTCGAGGTTGTCCCGTGCCCATTGGATGCGATCTTCGAAGCGGAGCTTGTCGAGGCCAAAGTTGTTGGCAGCGTCGATCAGCAGGTATTCAAAACCAGAATAACGAACCATGAATTTCATTCCTTTTGGCAATAGGGAGCCGTCCCGAGCATGTCGGGCAAGCGATTGATTGGATTGGGGTTTAGCTTAGAAGCAAAGCGAGGACTTTGACTTCAGGAGGCACATCGCAGTCGTTGATGGGTACGTAGGAGTACCATTTACGCTCGTACCAGAGGACGCCTGCATCGTCCTTAGCTCGGATGAAAACACCCTCTGGCATGTTCTTGGGGAATTCCTCGAACTCCCCGTACAGCAGATTGGCGTAGAACACAGTCCAGCGATTCATGGAAGAGGGTTCAGAACATAATCTACGAGGTTATGGTCTAGGATATATTTGTTGCGTGCAGCTGCAGCCAGTTCAGGGGTTTCGTGATACCCCAAATGTATTAACACGGAGCTTACTTTTATATGGGCCTTCCATTTTTTGGTTGCTTTATAATAACTAACCCCCACGAATCTAGAGGAGCTGCCCCGAGCACTTCTTCTATTGCGTGCTTGAGTACTAGCAGTGGCCCATCGACAGTTGTCAGGCGAATAACCTGATTTGCTGTCTTTTCGGTCCAGAGTAAGACTCTCACCATACCCGTTTTGAATTGCCCAATTAACAAAGCTATCTAAGCAGGACCACGTAGGACACACATCTATACCCATTCCCCCATATCTAGAGTACGCAGCATGAGAGGGCACATAACACCGCTCGTGCATGTTTTTCCAGATCTTGTATAAACGACTTTGGCTTTGACCATGGGTTGTTACTGCCTCTTTGTGGACGCACCCGCACGATGTTGTATTGCCTGAGCGTACGTTGCTGGCTAAAACAGTGCACACCGTCCCGCAATCACAGATGGCAGTAACCTGCCTTGATTTGCCTTTATACGCAGCATCCCCAGTAACAAGTAACCTACCGAAACGCCGATTCAACATGTCAATACGTGGTCTAGGCATAGCGCCCTCCTTATATTTAGACGCCTATAACAAGTTCTTCTTCCGCTAATTCAATAAGACTCTTTTTGAAAGAAGATCCCTGTGGATTGATATGGTACCCAATACTATACAACCTACCTCGTTTATCAACTTTCCAGGTCAGGTGGAAGCGATTGCCTTGGTTGATCATCAGCATGTACATCTGGTTGGACTCAGCCTTGAAGGTGTCCCAGTTGTCGATCTGCTGTTGCAGGATCTCCTTGGCTTGAGCATCAGTCAGCACTTCACCCTCTTCAAGGGCCTTGTCCTTCACGTTCTCTACGCTGAAGGGTTTGTTGGGTTCCTCTTCCATGGCCAGCAGGAAGTCCACGTCCAGCTTGAGCGGGATCTGGTTCTGCAGGTTGATCACGTCCAGACACAGGTCACCGTCATGGTGATTGCCCTTGCCCAGCACTAGCGAATCGTTGTGGGTCAGGTGGCCTGACTCATGGTTGTGGGTGACCACATTAGGTGGACAGACCATGGGTGGCAGGAAGCGTGAGTTGTAGACGTAACGCAGCAGCTCATCGCTGAGTGGAATACGGCTCTGGATCATCAGGCTGGCAGCATTGCTGAGCTTGTTGATATCGAACACGTCAGTGGCACACAACATGGCCACCATCTCAGCGATGGTCTGGATACCTTCACGCTTCTCGCTGAAGTGCAGCCTGCCTGCCAGCTGAGCCGTCACCGAGGTGAACAGCTCTTCACGCTGGCAGTAGGCGATCTGGACGAAGATGGTCAGCACCAGCTCCTCCAGATCAAGGCCACGGACCTGTTCCAGTCGTGCCATCTTGGATTCGTAGTACTGGCCATTCAGCCAGTCATTGAGCATTGCCACACCTTCCTGCACCTTGGCTTGCATCCACTCATTGGCCTCGATCTCCTTGCGGATATAGCGGTCGATGTGATGCTTGGAGAACCGGTGTTCGTTGGCCAACTGCAGGTCGTACGGCAGCATCAGAGTGGGATGGGTCATGGATCTCTCCTTGGTTATTTGATATCGAGTAACAGTACAGCTGCCTGTACTTCAGGCGGTAGCTCGTGACGTTCCATCACGGTAGAACGTATTTGGCGTGGGTGACGGTTGGCCCTGTCATAGGCGTATCGCAGGTACTTTCCACCTGTATGCCGCTTGCGATACACAGCGGCATGAGGGTTGGCCTTGAGGTAACGAGAAGGGAATTCCAGCCAATCTTCATCTGGCTCAACGTGGTGCTTAAGCACGCCACGCTTCAGGCACAGGTACTGGATGCTCATATCCGCTTCCTTGTGGTGATGAACTCGCCATCAATGAACTGATGGGTGATCACCTCACAGTGGTGGTAGTCGCTGAAGTAGCTGATGCGGATGTTCGATACCTGTTCATGATCGAGGGCCGCCACGATCTCGCGTGCATCATGCAAGGAACGCACAGGCACGCTACGGGATTGGTTGGTTGGAGCATGCTCGAAGCGATGAGCAGAAACGGTCATGGTGGATTCCTTTCAGTTGGCGAGTAGAAACGCAGCACGCACCTTGGCAGGCACGTCAGTAGGGCAGCAGAGACGATGACGCACACGGCCTTGTTCTAAGGCGTAGCGAAGATGGGTATGAGGAGGTTCGATACCTCCACCCGTGGTGAACAACACTAGGTTTGGATTAGCCTTAAACACTTCGTCGAAGGCTTCGTCTGAATCTATGTTCGGATGAGAAATAGTGTTTGTTGTCAGGTCGATGGCGACAAAGCGGATCATGGCTGCTCCAGAAACAACGAAGCCCCTGAATCGGGGCTTCTGAATGGTTTACTCGATGGGTTTGGACAAGAATTCTTTGAAGCGGCCAATGCTTTCCTTGGTAGCCCCCAAGGCCTCAACGAAGGTTGGCTCAGGTACATCAGGTTCACAGAAGACTGGATTTGCATCAGGCTCGTAACCTTCGCCAATCACATCCACGTTCTCGCAATGACGGACTTCGCTATAGCCGTCGCCCAACATGTCACCACCACAGTTCTTGCAGCACATGGTTCACTCCTCGGATCAATTAAAAAGCCCGTGCAGCACGGCTCTGGATAATCGCCTGTGCTTCCCCGCAGGGAGTCCACTGTCAGCGACACGGGTAGGTGATTCCGTCACTCCAGCGAAGCGGGCTGACGAAAACGACGCATAAATAAAAAGGCCCACTACCCTATGAGGGCAGCAGGCCTTGGATGCCACAGAGGTGGATCAGAAACCGAGTTCGTTCTCCTTCACCTCTTTGTCGGCGAGCTGGAAGTCCAGCATGATCACCTCCTGCATCTTCTGGATGGCCAGAGGATCAGAGGACAGACGCTTGAGCAGCGCAGCCTCATAGGCCTTCGATTCCTTCAGGGAGATCGAACCGATCTTGCGACGGCCACCATCCGGAGTCGGAAGGTAGATGTTGATGAATCCTTGGGCACGCCAGTTCTCGTTGGCAACTTGAGTCTGGGCATTGCGGGCAGCATTGGTGTTGAAAGCCATGGTGAATCTCCTTGCATTGGTCAGGTTGAGCGAAGGTGCTCGATTCCATCTCTCCGGCGAAGCCGGAAGGACGGTGGGAACAGGTAAAGTGGTGAGGCTGACTCAGGCCAGCTCGACAGCGACGTAGTAGCCACGACTGGCGTAGTAGTCCTCGATGGCACGAGCGATGGATTCATCGACGGTATCGACTGTGATGAGCTGATCTTCATCGCTGACATAGATCGAGGCGACGGAAGGCTCGTCGACTTCGATCAGGGGAAGAGGAGAGGTCATATCCAACCTCCCAACTTCCCGAAGATGAGTGCCAACAACACTCCACTGAAGAACAGTGTGAGTTTGTCGTCTGTCGATAAACTGAGTTCTGCTGTCTTGGTATCTACTGTATTCATAACTGTATTCCTTTAAATGAAGCAGCTTCCTCAAGCGAACGGAGTTCGCCTGAAGAACTGAAGAGAAGTATTTGAGAAGTAGTTAGAAGCTGATCTCATCATTGGAGAGATGAGCAGTCTTACTTATAGGGTGAATATCGGTTTTGGTTTTGGTATCGAAAATGGGGAAAGGGGAAGAATCTATTTCCATGAATAGTTCTTCCAGACTTTCCTCGAACTGTGCTCTCGCATAGAAGTGCATTGCTTCTTCGCAATAGCCAACTGACTGAGCAGCATCACCAATGTCGTTGTAATACTGAACGACATGCTGGTTGTGAATGGCATGAGACATGAGCAGTGTCCTGTGGTGAATATCCACTGCTCACGCGAAGCGATGTTGTTGCAGGTCAGTCTCTCTAAGACTCACTGTCTCAATGTGTATTGTGTACTTGTGTATAAAGGGTTAGCCCACTCCGAAGAGTGGGCATGGGATTACTGGGCTGGTGCTTCCAGTGCAGCGAGTTGTTTCTCCATCGAGGCAAGCTCGTGGTTCAACTTGAGTTGGGATTGCTTGAGCATGTGCTCGGAATGTAGCTCGCCTACGGCTACTACGTTGTCGATGGTGTTGAGACCACGGGTGAGTAGGCCGAAGAACTTAGCGATAGCTGCGAACATGATGAATCCTCATGAGGTTAGGGATAAGTGCAGATGCGTCCATCCACATCCATAGCTACGGCGAAGCCGGTGAAGTGGGGTAGGTAGTAGGGAAAAGGTAGAACGAAGCAATGGGGGGGGGTGGTTTGGTAAATCGGGATCGAATCAGTCAGTACTAGGTTCGTACCCAAATTATAAAATTTCCCAAAACCCGAGGACCGATTTCGCCAATCAACTTTCCTTCCGTACACTTACCTTCATTCCAATTTTGTCTTTAAGTTCCAACTCCATACTATGTTCCCCCTATACGGTGACTAGGGGTTACTTCATGTCCGCACTTACTCTTGAACAGTTCCAGCGTGCTCTTCCCGATAAGGTGAAGAAGTCCGTCAACCAGGAGTTGGTTGATTCGATCAACAAGACCCTTGGTGATCCTGATCTACATGAAGCCTATCGGGATAACTTGCTCAGCTATACCAAGGTCATGGCGGATGGTCGGTTCAAGATCCAGAACTACATCGATGCAGTGAAGTACGTCAGCCACAAGCTGCTGGGCTGTTCGAACATCGATGCGTACATGAAGACGTTCCCGGACAAGTACAACCGCTTTGTTCAGCAGGGTGTAACACCAAAGGACATTGCCAGCTACGTGACTGCGTACAACAAGTCCAAGTTGGTGAACCTGATCTTCGAACAAACACTGGTGCCGCACTATGTGCTGAACCAAGACCTGTATCAGAAGGCATTGAACGTCCAGGCCGAACTGATGGTGAGTGCCAATAGCGAGAAGGTTCGTTGTGATGCGGCCAACTCTCTGCTCACTCACCTGAAGATGCCGGAGACCCAGAAGGTCGAGCTGGAGATCGGCATGAAGGAGGACAGCTCCATTCAGGCTCTGCGTGAGACCACCCTGGCTCTCGCTCGCCAGCAGAGGCTGATGTTGGAGGCCGGGGCCATGAATGCGCAGGAGGTGGCCCATAGCCGCCTGGCCATCGAAGTGGAAGGGGAGCGCCTGAATTGACCATGAACAAGCTGGCTTCCGCTGTTGCCGGTGTGGTCATGGGCGTGACCGGGGCTGTTGCTGCCGATCCGGTGGCCGAGGCACTGGCACCCTGGAAGGTGGAGCAGTACCTGGCTGCCACTGACTACACGGTCGATCCAAGCTATGTGCCGAGCGACTTCGCCCTGGAGTTCGTCACCTTCATCAAGCTGGTGAACGGGGCGCAGGGTGAGGAGAACAAGACGCCTCTGGTGCATTACAAGATGCTCGACACGCTGACCCAACGGGGCCGGCGCGTGATCAACCTGTGTCACCGGGGTATCGCCAAGACCACCGTGATGGGCGAGTACCTGTTCCTGTACATCGCCACCTACGGGGAGCTGCCCAACTTCGGGCGGGTGGACCTGGCACTGTACGTGTCGGACTCGATCGAGAACGGCGTGAAGAACATGCGCAAGAACCTGGAGTTCCGCTGGGAGAACTCCGACTTCTTGAAGCAATACGTCCCCTCGATCCACTTCACCGACATTCGCTGGGAGTTCCGCAACGCGGACGGGAAGATCTTCATCGTCAAGGGCTACGGTGCCAAGACCGGCGTCCGGGGTGCAAAGGAGATGGGTAAGCGCCCCCAGCTGGCGGTGCTCGATGACCTGATCTCGGACGAAGATGCCCGGTCGGCGACGGTGATCGCAGCGGTGGAGGACACAGTGTACAAGGCGGTCAACTACGCCTTGCACCCGTCGAAGAACATCATCGTCTGGTCCGGTACGCCGTTCAACGCAAAGGACCCTCTGTACAAGGCAGTGGAGTCGGGGGCGTGGGTGGTCAACGTGTTCCCAGTGTGCGAGCAGTTCCCCTGCTCGAAGGAAGAGTTCCGGGGCAGCTGGCCGGATCGCTTCACCTACGAATACGTGAAGGAGCAGTACGAGAACGCGGTCAAGCTGGGGAAGGTGGACACCTTCAACCAGGAACTGATGCTGCGGATCATGTCGGACGAAGACCGGCTGATCCAGGACCACGACATTGGCTGGTACAAGGTCGATGCCGTCCTGCGCAACATGGGCCGGTTCAACTTCTACATCACCACCGACTTTGCCACCAGTGAGAAGCAGAAGTCCGACTTCAGCGTGATCAGTGTGTGGGCCTACAACAATGCCGGTGACTGGCTGTGGGTGGACGGCATCTGCAAGCGGCAGGACATGGCGAAGAACGTCGATGACCTGTTCAGGCTGGCTCAGCGGTATCGACCCCAGCAGGTGGGCATCGAGGTGTCAGGTCAGCAGCAGGGCTTCGTCTCCTGGATTCAGGGCGAAATGCTGAACCGCAACATCTACTTCTCGCTTGCTTCCGAAGGCAACGACTCCAAGCCGGGTATCCGTCCGAACACCAACAAGCTGGTTCGCTTCAACACCGTGGTGCCTCTGTTCAAGGCTCGCAAGATCTTCTTCCCGATCGAGAAGAAGCGCAGTACCGAAATGGTCGAGGCCATGAACGAGCTGGAGCTGGCGACCCCTGGCGGCTTCAAGAGCAAGCACGACGACTTCATCGACACCATCTCCATGCTGGCTTCGCTGCATGCGTGGAAGCCTTCCGAGGAAGCAGGCCTGCACCAGAACGAAAGCTCGGGTATGTGGGAAGCAGACGACGAAGACCAGTACAACGACCGCATGTCTTCCTACATTGTCTGAGGAACCCTTATGAAACTGAGCGAGATCTTTCAAGCCCTGACCTACGGCGAGCTGCGTCAACTCAACCTGGGTGGGGCTGAGGACCAAGGCATCACCAAGTCCAACCAGAACGAGGTGCTTACGCATGTGAACCTCGGACTGACCGAGCTGCATAAACGATTCCTGCTCCGAGAAGGCCGGGTGACTTTGCACCTGGTGCCGGGTCTGCGTACCTACGTGGTCAGTAAGAAGCACGCCGTGAGTAATATGGATTCGTGGGGGGTGGAGAAGTATATCCACGACTCCATGCTCCAGCCGTTCGAGGATGACCTGCTAAAGATTGAACGGGTCTACGACGCTACGGGGATGGAGCTGGCGCTCAATGCGGGTGAGCTGGGCTACGGCCATCCACTCAACGTGCGTACCGTCAGCATGAATACCTTGGTGCTGCCTGAGCTGTTGAAGGGTGACACGGTGGATGTGGCGTACCGGGCGAACCACCCTCAACTCATCCGCGAAGACAACTCGTTCGACCCGACCGAGATCGAGGTGGATCTGCCGTACAGCCACCTGGAGGCGTTGCTGTTCTACGTGGCCAGTCGAGTGATGAACCCGATCGGTGCCGGTGGCGGGTTCCATGAGGGGAACAACTATGCCGCGAAATTCGAGGCAGCCTGTGCGCTGCTGGATAACCAGGGTCTACGCCTGGATGCAGGGGAGGGCAACACGCGGTTGCAGCGTAACGGCTGGGTGTAAAAGAAAAGGCCCCTTGATTGGGGCCTTGTTCTGTCAGGTCATAACCCATCGTACTCTTCAGTCAAGCCGGGTCTCCCTGTTCTTCCTGCTGACGCAGGGCGTACAGCTTGTTGAGGATGGCTTCCAGACTCTCGATGGCGTCATCGGTGCTCAGGAACTCGGTGTCGAACATGGCCGCGCTGTAGTTGCGGGATGGGTCGGCCATCAGGAACACAGCACGCCGGGGATCGGCGTATTGCTCGTGGGCTTCGGCCAACATGACCATTGCATGGTCAACGATGTTGCTGACGACTGGACACTTCCGTGGGTCATAGGGCCGGGCATCCGTGCCAATGGTAGTCCGCTCTTTCAGGCGCTTGTTCCTGAAATCCACACGGAAGAGTTCACACGTCATGTCGCACCTCACTTACCGGTGGAACCAAGGCCACCAGTGCCACGGGAAGTTTCGGACAGATCGTCCACTACATTGAATTGAACTTGCGTCACCGGAACGATCAGCATCTGGAGAAGGCGATCTCCTGCACTCCAGGAATAACCATCGCCATTCTTGGTCCGCAGAGTTGCAAACCATGGACCCCGGTAATCAGCATCGATCACGCCGCAAGTGTTGTTCAGTTCCAGTCCCGCCTTACTTCCTACACCAGAACGGGGAAGTAGCAGAGCTACATGCCCCGCTGGAATTTCGGCAGCGAATCCCAGGTTTACTTTTACTTCATGATGGTCGCCCCCACAGTAACCGGCTTCAGGCATGTAGAGATCATAAGCACCAGCCAGCTCAGTTCCCTTGGTTGGAACTTTGAAGTTGGGGTGCAGAGGTTGGATATTCATTTCAGGTACTCCAGTAGTTTGTTGTTAAGATGCCGGCATTGTATCTACCACCCTCGGGATTTGATATGGCCGACAATTTGGTGGCAGCAACTGCCGCAGTTAAAAAGCTCACGAAGTGGGCCAAAGAACCTTCTATCCTTGATTTGAAGCAGGACTATCAGGAAGCCAAGAGCTACCACGACGCCAAGACTTCCCAGATCAGCGAATGGCTGGATAACTTGAATGTTACCGGCAAAGCTCAGGTCAAGACTCCGGAAGGTAGTTCACGGATTGTTCCCAAGCTCATTCGCAAACAAGCCGAGTGGCGGTATCCCGCACTCAGCGAGCCTTTCCTCAGTACCGACGATGTGTTCAGTGTTCGTCCGGTAACTTGGGAAGACAAGAAGGCTGCACAACAGAATCAGTTGATTCTGAACAACCAGTTCAATACGCGCATCGACAAGGTTTCCTTCATCGACGAATACGTGCGGGCTGCAGTTGATGAAGGCACTGTTATTCTCCGAACCGGATGGGCCTTCGAAGAAGAGGAGTACACCGAGATCGTTCCGGATGTGGAATACGTCTTCAACGATGAGGCTGCTCCGATGATGCAGCACCTGGATCAAATGGCTCAGCAGGCACCCGATCAGTATGAGCAGGAAGTTGAGCCTGAATTGAAGCAGGCCCATCAGTTGTATCAACAGCACGGGCGTCCTGTTGAAGCACTGGTGAAAGGACACAAGCCAGTCAAGAAGACTCGGGTAATCAAGAACCATCCGACTGTCGAAGTGTGCGACTACCGCAACGTCATGATCGACCCAACCTGTCAGGGCGATATCGACAAGGCGAGCTTCGTTATCTACTCGTTTGAATCTTCCCTGGCTCAGTTGAAGAAAGAAGGCGATCGGTACAAGAACCTGGACCAGATCAATGTCACTGCCAACTCGATCCTCGGGGAACCCGACCATGCACCGGCCAACGAACACTCAAAGAATTTCAACTTCAGTGACGAAGCCCGTAAAAAGTTTGTTGTATATGAGTATTGGGGATTTTGGGATATTGATGGTTCTGGGGTTGTACGTCCTATCGTGGCTTCTTGGGTAGGCGATACCCTCATCCGAATGGAAGACAATCCGTTCCCGGATCAGAAACTTCCCTTCGTTGTTGTTCCTTACTTGCCGGTGCGCAAGAGCATCTACGGTGAACCGGATGGTTCGCTGCTGGAAGATAACCAGAAGATCATTGGTGCCGTCACTCGCGGGATGATCGATATCCTCGGCAAGAGTGCCAACGGCCAGACCGGCATGCGTAAAGACATGCTCGATGTAACCAACCGTCGCAAGTACGAGAAGGGGCAGGACTACGAGTTCAATGCCAACGTCGATCCTCGCCAGGGTGTGTTCATGCACACCTTCCCGGAGATCCCGGCCAGTGCCCAGTTCATGTTGCAGCTGCAGAACTTCGAGGCTGAGGCGCTGACTGGGGTGAAGGCATTCAACCAGGGCATCAGCAGTCAGTCGCTGGGTGAAGTGGCAACCGGTATCCGTAGTGCCCTGGATGCTGCATCCAAGCGTGAGCTGGCAATCCTGCGTCGCCTGGCCAACGGCATGATCAAGGTGGCTCGCAAGTTCATCTCGATGAACGCCGTCTGGCTGTCGGAGCAGGAAGTGGTGCGGATCACCGAAGAAGAGTTTGTGGAGATCCGTCGTGATGACCTGGCCGGCAACTTCGATCTACGACTGAACATCGCCACAGCTGAGGACGACAACGCCAAGGCACAGGAACTGGCCTTCATGCTGCAGACCATGGGCAACAACATGGACCCTGCGATGAGCCGGATGATCCTGGCCGACATTGCTCGCCTGCGGAAGATGCCTGACCTGGCCAAGCAGATCGAGGAGTACCAGCCTCAACCTGACCCAATCCAGCAGCGTATGCAGGAGTTGGAACTGGCGAAGTTGGAAGCCGAGGTTATGGAACTACAGGCCAAGGCCATGAAGTTGCAAGCCGATGCTCAACTTGCGGGTGCGAAAGTTGGAACCGAAGGAGCCAAGGCCAACAACTTGAATAGCGATTCTGACCTGAAGAACCTGGACTTTGTTGAACAAGAGTCCGGTGTGAAACAGGAACGGGATCTGCAGAAACAAGGTGAACAGGCCAGGGCACAGTTGCAATTGAAGGTGGTGGATAACCACATGAAAGAGCGACAGAAGAAGTCTGAAGCCAAGTAATAGTTAATAGGGCACCACACTCGTGGTGCCTTTCTATTTGATTTGTATTATGTTCCGCACCGTTTAATCCCTATTAACTACTACAGCACTGGTAGAGATATGTCCCTAAGTCACATTGAACAACTCGACGCGGCCATCCACTCCAATCGAAAGACCGTTGAGCGTGGTAAAGCATTGGCCCGCTTGTTGGTTAACAAGGACTTCAAGGAAGTAATCAAGGACGGCTACTTCGAGAAAGAAGCCATTCGTCTTGTGCATCTTCGGTCTGACCCGAACATGCAGACTCCCGAGAAACAGGACTCCATCATCAAACAGATGGATGCCATTGCTGCGTTGAGCGAGTACTTGCGTGTGCAAGAACACCTCTGCGAACAAGCCGCCAAACAACTCGAAGCAGACGAAGAGTTCCGCGCTGAACTCGCTCAAGAGGAAGTTGAAGAATGAGTGTTGTCGATCAAGTGAAAGATGAAGACCTGGACCTCGACCAGGAACAAGAGCAGGAAGAGCTGAACTCTGACGTTCTCGATATGAGCGACGAAGAGTTCGCCAAGCTGGATCTGAGTGCCGTTGCTCAGCCCCAGGCACCGGTGGAAGAACCGGCTGCTGCTGCTCCTGTTACCGAGGAAGAAGAAGATGACCAGGGCACTGAACAAGAAGCCAAGCCTGAACCGGACACCAAGACCGACGAAGAAGAGCAGGTCAGCGGCAAGGAACCCGAAGTTCCTACAGACAAGCCAGAAGAACCCAAGGACAAACCGGCATCAGATGAACCGGTACAACCGGTCGATCACAAAGCAATCGTCGATAAGCTATTCGCTCCATTCAAAGCGAACGGCAAAGAGATGGCAGTCGATAATGTCGACGATGCAGTTGCTCTTATGCAGATGGGCGCCAATTACAATAAGAAAATGGCTGCTCTGAAACCCAATTTGAAATTGCTCAAACTTCTGGAGAACAATAATCTCCTAAGCGAAGAGAAACTTAGCTTCCTGATTGATCTGGACAAGAAGAACCCAGCCGCAATCAGTAAGTTGCTCAAGGACAGTGGTATTGATCCACTGGATGTAGACGTAGAAAAAGCGAACGAGTACGCACCCAAACCTTACACTGTTGATGAACGTGAGATTGAACTGGACACGGTGCTGGAAGAAATCCAGGACACACCGGTGTACTCCAAGACAGTCAGCGTCGTTAGCAACAAGTGGGATGCTGCCAGTAAACAGGTGGTTGCGAACAATCCCCAACTGCTGAAAGTGATTAACGACCACATGGCCAGTGGCGTATATGACCTGATCAGTAGCGAGATCGAACGTGAACGCATGTTTGGACGCTTGAAAGGTTTGTCGGATATCGAGGCATATCGCCAAGTTGGTGACAGCATCCAAGCTCGTAATGGTTTCGCCCACTTGTTCAAACAACAAGCACCGGTCGAACCAGCACCAGTGAAAGAGCCAGTCCCAGTTGTAGAGAAAGCCCCGGAACCCGACCTACGTGACAAGAAGCGAGCTGCCAGCTCACCGAAACCAGCGGCTCCAGTCGCCAAACAGCCTGAGTTCAATCCTCTGGCTCTGAGCGATGAAGAGTTCGCCAAGTTGGTTAATCCCAAATACATGTAACGACGAGGTGTTCTTATGGGTATGCAATACAACGATCCTGCCGGTGGTACTCCGTCCTCGGTTGGTAACCAGTTCAACACGTTCCACTACATCAAGCAGGCGCTGATCGAAGCTCGTAAAGAGCAGTACTTCAGCCAGCTCGCTGATACCACTTCTATGCCCAAGAACATGGGCAAGAAGATCAAGCGTTACCACTACATCCCGCTGCTGGATGACGCGAACATCAACGACCAGGGCATCGATGCTGCTGGCGTGACCATCGCCAACGGTAACCTGTACGGCTCCAGCAAGGACGTGGGCACCATTACCGACAAGCTGCCCGTGCTCTCCGAGACCGGTGGCCGCGTGAACCGTGTCGGCTTCAAGCGCAAGGAACTCGAAGGTTCGTTCGAGAAGTTCGGCTTCTTCGACGAATACACCCAGGAATCCCTGGACTTCGATACCGACGCCGAGCTGCTGCAGCACATCAATCGCGAGATGCTCAACGGTGCCAACGAGATCACCGAAGACGCTCTGCAGATCGACCTGCTGAACTCGGCTGGCGTGATCCGCTATGCCGGTGGTGCGACCCAGAACAGCGAGATCGACGGCACCGATCTGGTTGAGTTCGGCGATCTGATGCGTCTGTCGATCGACCTGGACAACAACCGTACGCCGAAGCACACCAAGATGATCACCGGTACTCGCATGGTCGATACCGCCACCATCCAGGGTGCTCGTGTCCTGTACTGCGGTTCCGAGATGATCCCGACCCTCAAGGGCATGAAGGATCTGCACGGCAACCCGGCGTTCATCTCCATCGAGAAGTACGCAGCTGGTGGCCAGACCCTGACCGGCGAGATCGGCACCATCGATCAGTTCCGCATCGTCATCGTGCCGGAAATGCTGAAGTGGGCTGGTGCTGGTGCTGATATCGCAGTGGGTGATGCTTCCCACTACGAGACTGGCGGCAAGTACGACGTGTTCCCGATGCTGGTCATCGGTAGTGAGTCCTTCACCACCATCGGCTTCCAAACCGATGGCAAGAGCGTGAAGTTCAAGATCTACCACAAGAAGCCGGGTGAGCAGACCGCTGACCGCAATGACCCGTACGGCGAGACCGGCTTCATGTCGATCAAGTGGTACTACGGCTTCATGGTCCTGCGTCCGGAGCGTATCGGTCTGATCAAGACCGCCGCGAAGATCTAACCACTGCGGTAACCCAGGGGGCAGGCAACTGCCCCCACTTCTTCTGCTGGAGCTGAGCAATGTCCGATTTCGAACAAGACGATGAACTTCAAGTACCCGATGAGCTGACCACTCTGAAGGCCCGTGCCGATCTGCTGGGTATCAGCTACCACCCCTCCATTGGTGTGGAGAAGCTGCGCGAGAAGGTAGCGGCCAAGCTCGCCGAAGGCGAAGCGCCGGTCGCGGACGCTTCGAGCGTAGCGTCTGCCGAGGAAACGGAAGGTCAACGCCGCAAGCGTCTGCGTGATGAAGCCAGTGCTCTCGTGCGTATTCGCGTCACCTGCATGAACCCGTTCAAGAGCGAATGGGAAGGCGAGATCATCACGGCGGGCAACCGCTATGCCGGTACTCACAAGAAGTACGTGCCGTTCAATGCCGACGAAGGCTGGCATGTGCCTCGGATCATTTACAACCAGCTGGCTCAGCGCCAGTGCCAGGTGTTCCACACCGTCACGCTGCCGGGTGGCAAGAAGGTCCGTAAGGGCAAGCTGATCAAGGAATTCGCCATCGAGGTTCTGCCTCCGCTGACCAAGGAAGAGCTGCATGACCTGGCTCAGCGGCAAGCAATGGCCGGCGGCCTGTAACCCTTAGCGAACCCAGGAACGACTTATGAGTGATATCCCGAACATTTCCCTATCCGATCTGACTGAGGCCGCCTTAAAGGGCAATGGGGTATTCGACGTTCTGATGCGTGCCAGCAAGGCCCATCTGGACGAGGAGTTCTCCCGTAACCGGATCAAGGGTGCCGAGTATGCTCAGGTCTACCTGGGTTCGCTGACCCAGATTCTGCAGACGGCTGCCCAGTTTCTGCTGGAAAAAGACCAGTCTGCGTTGCAAGCCAAGCTGATCGAAGCCCAGGTAAAACTGGCCGAACAGCAGGCTCTGAACGCCATCATCGAGGGGCAGAACCTTGTCCTTCAAGGCGAGGTTCTCAAGCAACAAGGCCTGAACCTTGAAGCTGAACGTGACAACCTGGTTTCTGAGAGAGCACTTAAAGAACAGCAGGTGCGTAACCTGGCTGCAGAAGAACTGAACATTCCGAAGCAAGGGAAGCTGCTGGATGCGCAACAAGCACAGCTCGTGCAACAGACTGCCCTTGGTAAGCAGCAGACCCTCAACGCTGAAGTTGAAGGTCGGGTTATGGAAGCCACGGTCTGTAAGCTCAAGGCTGAGTACGATCTGCTGCTTGAGCAGAGACTCAAGACCACCGAGGAAACTGGATTGCTGGCTCAGAAGAAGGTAACCGAACGCGCCCAGACAGTCGGCGCAGGGGTAGACGATGACAGCGTGGTAGGTCGCCAGAAGATGCTCTACAAAGCTCAGACGGATGGCTTCCAGCGAGACGCTGAACAGAAGACTGCCAAAACCCTGATCGATACCTGGAACGTGCGACGTACCACGGACGATGCAACCGTAGCGGATGCAACCAACATGCTCAACGATGCCACTATCGGACGGGCTGTATCCAAGCTGTTGGCAGGTGTAGGGGCCTGATCCAGGCCAGTGAGTTGAACAGGGAGCCTTAGTGGCTCCCTTTCTTTTTCGAGGTGTGTATGGGGCTGTTCAGCAGCAAGAAGAAAACAAAAGTCGCTACAACCGTGCAGCGGGTTATCGAGGATAACCAGTTACCTGAAACGGTGCAGTCTGCTGTACTGAAGTACATCCTAAAAGACGGTAACCAGGTATCCAGCTACATACTCAATGGCCTGGTGGATAGCTTGGCCATAAGGGCGGATCGTATGTACCGGTTTGCCGAAAAGGGGAATTACTTCTACGGCCTACCAAAAGCCACTGTTCTGGCTAGGACACAAGGACGAGCTGTTGTTCAGCAAACTATAGAAGCTCAGTTAGGTGAATCCATTACTTTGGATTACTACGAGTTCGCACCACTAAACAGCATCCATGTGGCCTGGGAAGTGTTGATGCGTCAGTATGGGTATAACCCAGTTACCAATGAGATCCAGTCTCTGAGTGCGCAGGAAGGCTTCCCTGTATACCTAGAAGATATGGTGGCTGTGTACTCTCAACAAACCTTTGATGAGGCTGAACCAGGTGTATTCAGTGTATGGGGGGATGCCCCAAACAGTGGATATACGCCTGAACGAGCAGGGGTTTTATCCTCTTATGTGACCCCTTCCCCATACAAAGTAAGCGCGACTGCTATTACTGATTCAGTTGAAGTTCATTTTGTATATCAACCTGAACGACCTGAACCTGAGTCGCCACAAGATCCCCTAGTTATTACCGAACCTCTACCCCCTCTTCCTCTTGTTAGGGGGGTATTTAGTATACCTGTTGAAGACGCCCATCCTGATGAGGACGGGGAGTACCACCATGTCCGTTACCGCACAGCATCAGGTAGGGTTGGTTATTGGACCTATCGTAATGGAGCCGGTGAATTGGATCAGGTTGATTCAATCTACAAAACCGACTTCGACAAAATGGGCACCTATTTCCCTTGGATCTATTATCGCCACGACAAGCAGAATAGGGTTCATGAAAAGTATCAAAATACTGAGCAGTACCAGTCTTCTAAGAAATTGTGCAAGATCATTGGTATGGACTACCTAGAGATTGGGGAGGCCATTAACAGTAATCCGGATATCAGAGATATAGAGCAAGCCATGATGATCATGGCTGTGGCTGCAAATAGCGAGGATCAAATCGATCTGAAGTACCTGTATGAGTACTTCAACGTGATGTACTACACCACCAGTGGGAACATGCAAGAGTTCCTTAATAACCCTATAGAGTTTGACGGGTTTACCGCACGCGCCAGTCACGTAATTGATCTGCGGGACAAGGAATTCCGAATGATCCTCAGGTTCCAAGGCATTGCTAGGAAACGTAGAGCAGGAGTTATTGGGCCTATAGGTCACTACTCAGGCGAATTCAGTAATGTAGTCATTACGGAAAAGTACACAGACTTTGAAGGAATGGGGGCTGAACGCACGATTAAGATCCCTTATCACAGTTATTGTAAGCAGGTGACCAAAGGATTCTATGAAGAAATCCGTGTCTACGGTTTGAAAGTCAGCTACGACATTTGGCGAGGCAAGATGACCTCCGCCATGGGCGAATCGGAAAACCTTCTGGTGCCTTTGGATCGATCGGTAGCAGGGCTATTCTCTTTACCTGAACGTGAGATGTTGTACTCACGATCCCTCCACAACATTTTCAATACACGGGTTACTACCAAGACCAAGTGGTATCAGTCAGGGTGGTTCAAGGTGGTCATGATTGTTGTAGCTATTGTGCTGACCATCCTCTACCCACCAGGAGGAGCAGCCTTGTGGGCTTCCATTGCAGCGATGGGCACCATGTACCTGGTGATCGCCGTACTCACAGTAATCGTGATCCAGTTCGCTATCAGCCAGGCCATCCAACTGTTTGCCGAGGCGGTGGGCGCAGAGTGGGCAATGGTTGTGGCAGTGGCACTGATTGCCTACGGAGGATGGCAGGCCTTCAGTAAAGCAGGGACTGTATCTCTGGAAGCTGTTAAATCTGCGGTGGCCAACAACTTCGTTAAGTTAGGTACGAACCTCGCCAAAGCGGGTATGGGTGTACATCAGGCCGAGCGGATGGAAGCCTACAACCAGGAGGTTCAGGAGTTTGAACTATTTAAGGAGACGCAAATCGCCGAGCTGGAGGAGGTGCGCAAACTCCTGGATATGAAGACTCTGATCGACCCTTTCGAGTTCGTAGGTGAGCAGCCAATGATCATCTGGGGGGAGTCACCTCAGGATATGTACAGCCGGACTGTTCATTCAGGGAACATAGGCATTGCATCCTTGGATGTGATTCCTCAGTACGTGCAGCAATCACTGACCCTACCGAGGATCACCGAGTCACTGATGGATCTGGAGACATTGGACGCCTGACCCCTACCTATCCTCGCATGACTGTGGGAGCATTGAGCCATCACACAAAGGAGAGGCGGTCATGCGTTGGATAGGATTGATGTTGGGGGTGGGAGTGTTGGCCGGGTGTGTGAGCACACCTAAACCCATGTTGAATGCTAGTGAGTACACAAAGGTTAGCGGTAGCTGGGTCGCCTGGAATAGGTGTGTCGCAGAAGGAAAAGTATCGCCTGATATAGGTGCCTTGGGGTTGAGATATCTTCGGGCTGATTTAGGCAACTACCAATATGATCAAGCTACACTGGATGCTGCGGTACAGAAGGCGAGTAGAGAGATGCCTCGTGCCGACAGTTTGTTTTGTAATAGTGCAGCCGCTCTAGTGGCACAAAGGAAACAACAGGTTGACCTTATTAATGCGGGGGTAAATAAGCAGGAACAAGCACTTCAGAACACACTGAATAACATACCTAAACCTGTTTACTGCAATACGGTAGGTGGTGTGACCATGTGTAATTAGTGCGTACTGTTGCTTTCTAATAGGCTTTTCTTTTGGACCCTCGATAGAGTTTGCTTACACTTCAGTGTGTTTGCCAATATCGAGGGTTTTTTATGGCCGGTCTGTGGGATTCGTTCACAAGTATTTTACCGTCAATGCGGGTAGCTACGCCTGCACCTGTTGTTAATGGTGGCTCCATTGCCGGATACCGTAACGTAGACCTTTCTGGATTCACTCCTGGTGGAAGTGCTCCTCTCCTGGAGAACGTAGCTCCATTGAATATGGCAGGTACTACCCCACCAGGTGCAGACCCTACCTTCATGCAGTCCTTTCTTGGATACACCAACCAGAATGGTATTCAGCAACAAGGTTGGGGTGGCCTCGCCTTAGGTGCTGCCAGTGCGTTGGGTAATTCCTGGATGGGTATGAAACAGTACGGTCTGGCCAAGGACGCACTAAAAGAAAACAAACGCCAGTACGAACAGAACTATGCAGCTCAACGAACGCTGACCAACTCGCAGCTGGAAGATCGTCAGCGTGCCCGTGTGGCTTCCAATCCAGGTGCCTACCAATCTGTAGGTGAGTATATGAAGCAGAACGGGATCAAATAAATGGCGATCACCTGGCGAAATATTGAAGGTGGAAACCAAATGGTTTCCATGATGGGTATGCGTGATGCCCAGCGGTCCATGACGGATGGCTTCCAGGGACTGCAGGATGTACTCAAACAGTACCAGGACCGGGAGAAGGCCAATTGGGATGCAGCCAAGGAGCAGAACACCCAGGCTTTCCTGGATCGCCTGGCAGGCTACCGTGATCCAGCTGCCCTGCAGGCTGCTATTCAGAGCGGTGAGGTGGACGCTTTCCGGCAGCAACTAGGCCCGCTGATCAATCGGGATGTGGTACGAGGAGCAGCGGAACAACGTGTGGCTTCGCTGCAGGATCAGGCACTCAAGCAGAACCTCTTCGCAGATGACATACGTCAGCGTAGCGAACGAGGTATCCGCGACCAGGCTGTCTCTGCTGCAGCCCAGGGAAACCAGACCCTATTCCGTCAGCTGTTGGACGGCAACGACCTGCTCAACGAAGGTGAGCTGGAAGGTATGTGGGTCAAGAGTGAACGTGAACGTGCCCAGGAATCCCGTGCGGTCAAGCAGGACCAGCGGGCAGAAGAGTCCTTGGGCATGCAGCGGACCCGGTTCAACCAGCAAACTCAGGACTGGAACGAAAATCAGGCCTTGAAGGGTACTGCTCGTGAGGTCAGTGAGTTGCTGCGTAGCCAAGTACAGGCTCGTGCTGAGCAGGAAGACGCCAACTGGAAAGGCTATGAGTCCGTCGCCCAAGGCATGGCAGATCAAGGCGTGCGACTGGTCAACGGTGTCCCTAACTTCTCAGGTGTGCCTGAGGAATCCCGTGCTGCCGTAGTGGCCGACTTCAGCAAGCGTGCCGAAGAGGCGGGTGTGAAACCCCTGGCTTCAGCAACGGAGCTGCGCCGGCAGATGGTCGACACGTTGTCTCAGTACAAGAACCTGCCGATCGAAAAGATCGCCCCTTTGGCAGACAACTTCCTGAGCACCCTGACCAGTCGCACTGCCCTGGCTCCCGAAGACCAGGCTGTCCTGGACAGTGCCATCAAGGTACAGCAGGGAAACTACCAAGAGCAGTTGAAGAACGATCCATTCACCAAGACTGAATTCAATCCTGCTCGGGTAACCACTGAGCTGATGGATCAGGCCACTGGAAAGGATTGGGACCCAGTGAACTTGCTGACCTCCGAATCCACACTTCGTGATGGTTTGAAGAACAAGATCAACGAGTCGCTGACCAGTGGAATTGAAGTTACAGGCGAAGATGGGGCCAAGACTCGTATTCCTATTCCGCCAGATCTGGCGAAGTTGGTCATTTCCGGTCAGGAAAACATTACAGCTGAAGATTACGAGAAGGGTGTTCGTGATCTTTTGAGTCGTCGAGAGGTATTAGAACAAGTTAAAAGAGGGCAGAATGTACATACCAATTACGCCAACCAAGTTTCTGCATTGAAAGAGCAGTTCCTTGGAGCAAAAGGTGTACGTCCATTCTCGCTCGAACAATTTGAGCGCAGCCTCAAGAACTCAAACAGGAATAACTGATGCCCAACTTTGACCTGGATACTTACTTTGCGAACAGGGAAGCTCGCACTCTCGGAGTAGCAACTCCTGATGGCGTTACAGACTTGAATACCAAACAGGCTCAAGTTGCTTCTGCGTCCGCAAAGAAAGTCCAGGTCCTTCAAGAACTGGTCGAACGTCGTGAAACCAATGAGCGGGATACCGTAGTTGGCTGGCTGGGTCTCGACCCGAATAGCACAGGAGGCAACGTAGTGAACACTGCGGTGTCCTCACTCAGTGCCATCGAAGATATTGCAGGGACTGTCGCTCCTGAAGCCGTGCGTGAAGCCATCGACATGGATGGTCTGATCGCCACGCAATATGACGGCACCAAGCCGTCCAGTGTTCAACGTCGCCTGATTGGTGACGGTGTGGTCTCTGGTTTGAAGAGTGCGATCGCTGTTCCAGAAATGGCTGTCGGTCTGGCCGACCTGGTGTCTTCTGGGTATGCAGGTAAAGCCTTGGAGGAAGCCGGTTTCCGTCCGGAGGAGGCCAAGCAATTCCTCGATACGCTGAAGACCCACGAGCAGCAGGCTGCCAGTGGTTCGGTCGAAGGTGCTCAAGGCTTCTGGGGCACTCTGGCTGAGATCGCCGAGAACCCTAGTGTCGTTCCTCACGCCATCACCGAATCTCTATTTCCGATGCTGTCCGGTGGTGTAGTAGGCCGTGGTCTGCAGGCACTGGGCATGGGTGTGAAAGCCGCCTCTGCCATAGGGGAAGGTGCAGTCATGGCGGGTAGCGCTGCCGAAGGTATTCGTCAACAGACCGAAGACGGACTGCTGACACCGAAGCAGGCTGCAGCTGCTGGCCTTACCGGTGTCATGGGTGCCGGTGTCGCTCGCTTGGGCAACGCTGTCGGTGTGCGTATGGGCCTGGGTGATATCGATGAAGCCGTGACAGCAGGCACTCTGGGCACCAGCCAGCGTAATGCCCTGGCTCGTGGGGCTGGTGGTGCTGTCATGGAAGGTGCCGAAGAGACCCTGCAATCGGCTGGCGAGCAGATGCTGCAGAACGTGGCATTGGACCGCGAGCTGACCGAAGGTGTTGGTAACGCTGCTGCAATGGGTCTGGTAACGGGTGCTGCCATGGGCAGTGTCATGACTGGCAGTGCTCGTGAAGAGAACGAAGAAGAAGTCGAGAAGGCCAGTGAGACCGGCAACGTGTCCTCGCTGCTGCAACCGGGTGCCTACGCACCGGAGAAAGCAGCCAAGGCTCTGGCAGAACACAGCCTGAAGAACGAGGACGCTCAGGTCCGTCAGGACAACCTGGCCAAGCTGGGTGAGATCCGTTCGGCCCTGGAAGACGAAGCCAAGGCTGAATCCCATGTGGAACGTATTCAGCAGCGCATGGAATCTGCTCCTCAAGAGCAGCAGCCTCAACTGGAGGCTTTGCTGGCTCAGGCCACCGAATCGCTGACTGCCATTCGCGCTGCACTGGGTTTGCAGGACGTGCCGGCTGCCGAGCGTAAAGAAGCACTGGCCAAGCAGCTGGATCAGGTGAAGCAGGCAGAATCCTCGATCACTCAGCTGATGGAACCGGAGAAGCAGGATCTACCCTCTCAGATCGAGCTGGCCGATACCGTACTCGAGAACGTCACCCCTGAAGTCCAGCAGACTGCCCGTAAGGCAGCTGAGCGTGTGGTCTCTCTGGCCATGGAATCGCCAGAAGCCCTGGATGTGGAGGTGGCTACTCGCCTGGCCAGCAACATGGCCAACAGCCTCACCGAGCCTGAGCGTGTCGTGCTGCGTACCTTCGCCAAGGCCAAGGCACTGGCTCACCAGGTCAAAGGCCTGGAAGGCGTCAACAGCGATATCTTTAACGGCAATCCGAAGGAAGGGTACAAGGGCCTCAACGAGTACAGCAGCAACGTGCGTCGTGCTCTGGCCTACAAGACTCCTGATCTGGAAGCGGCTCAGCACGAGATTGATGGCCTGGCCAAGTTCGTGGAATCGCGCAAGGCCAAGCTGGCTGTGGCTCAGAAAGCCTTCGATGAAGTGGCCGGTACTAAGGATGACGGACAGCAGTGGCTACCTACCAGGTCCGGGACCTGGGTGCCTGCTGATCGCAAGTACAGCTACGACGAGATGTACGCGATGGGTGGCATGACCATCCACGGTGGATCGGGGAACCTGGTAGCCAATATCGCTCAGGAAACCGAAGCCCTGGACGCCAGCCTGCAATCGCTGCAGGCGCTGTACGACATGAAGTCGGCTGCACCGGTACAAACAACCGTGAATCAGCCGGAGGCTGCTGCTCCTCAGGCCGTTGAGCCTGTTGAACAGAAGGCTCCAGTCCAGACACCGGAGCAGGAAGCTGGTATCGCCGAAGATGCCTCGGAAGCGGTGAAGTACCGCAAGACGAACAACCTCAAGCGTCTGTTCTCTCAGCAGCCTGGTAATGCCAAGACAGGGACCCAGCGTCCGCTGGTGGCCACCGAGAACTTCCTGACCAAGCTCAGCCAGGGCGAAGTGAACACCCTGGATTACGTGCAGCAGGAAGACATGAGTGAAGAGCAGCTTGGGCTGCCGAGTGCGTTCATCCGTACGGCCAAGGCCTGGATGCCGACCATCGAAGGCAACTTCTTCAAGCGGACCACTCAGGCCGGTCACAAGACCGACGCACGGGATCACTACTACAACGACTACACCCAGTACCTGCAGGATGAGCAGGGGCAGGTGGCTGAGAACGTGAAGACGGCCATTGCAGCTGCTGCGTTTGCTCATGTGGCTGACAACGGCGGTCAGACGCTGAACGACAACACCACCATCAACAAGATCCTGGGCAAGGACAAGGATGCCTCGATCACTCCGACAGCCAACCAGAAGCTGCGCAGGATCGGCACGCTACGGAGTGCCATGATCAACTCGTTGGGTCAGGCTGTGGTGCAGTCGCTGGGATATCAGCTCAAGGGTGATGCCCCGCAGAGCGAGAAGGCCAAGCTGGAAGTTGCCCTGGGTGCTCAGGCACTGGCTTTGCTGCTGGATCGGGGTATTGTCGAGCAGACCACCCTCACCAAGGGCGAGCTGGATGATCTCAAGGGTGTGGACTTCAATGGCCAGATCAAGGCCATGCGTGCAGTCGCCAAGACTCAGGCCGATCGGGATGCTATCACCAAGCTGATCGAGTCTCGCAAAAACGAAGTGGCATTCATTCGCTTCGTGACCAACAAGGATGGTGCCCTGACTCAGGAAGCTCAGGCGATTCGAGATGCCAGCAAGAACACAGGCGGTCTGTTCACCAAGCTGTTCGGTATCGAGACCGGTCCTCGTGAACCGAGCTTCAAGCCACTGAAGTACGACCAGAAGACGGCGAACAACTCCACCAAGCCGATCTCCGACAAGGAGCGCGCTGCGTTGGAGAAGGAAGCCAAGTCACCTTACATCTTGCAAAAAGACATGTGGGCCGTGCTGGAAAAGATGGTTGACCCAGCGATGATTCTGCAGATGGCTGGCGTGCAGGATGTGGAGCTGGAGACTCTGCACAAGACCAACCGTGATGGTGTGACCGCAAAGAACCAGGGCCTGATGCGCGAATGGGAACGTCTCGTGGCTTTCGTGGGTGATCTCAGCCGTCAGAAGGCTGGCCAGGACACCAAGTTCTACCTGATGCCGAGTGCCTGGAAGAACGATCGTGTGGGCCTGGATTCTGCTATCAACCCGCAAACCAGCAAGATCCACCGTTTTGTTGTTGGCAAGCAGAGTGCTGAAACCGTAGTTCGCTGGACTGAAGACGACCAGACGAATCTGGATGTGTTCAAGCTGCGTGTGGCTGAAGGTCTGGGCGTGAAGACCGACAAGCAGGACAACAAGCGTTCGCTGGCTGCCTACGAAGCCGAGATGCAGAAGCAGGTGTACCAGGAGGCTGTCGCTGCCCTGCGTAAGGCTCTGTTGGATTATGACCTGACCTCGGGCGAACAGCAGGCGATCGTCGAAGGCGTGAAAGCTGGTGGTGAGAACTTCCATTCGCTGTCCTCGCTGGTGGCCCAGGCCACCTACGAGAATGCGGCTGCTCAGCAAGAAAAGCAGACTGAGAAGAAGTTCACCACCATGCTGCTGGCCGAAGTAGACGGCGTGACCAATGGACCTATGTTGGGTCATTTGCTCTTCGGTGCCTTCGATTCGCTGGTGGATGCGATGGCTCGATTGAACAAGGGTGGGTTCTTCGAGATAGGCAACGCTTTCGAGCAATACAATCTATGGCGTGCAGCTCCTGGTCAAAGTGACCTGTATGAGTCAACTGCAATCAACCTGAACAAGATGGTGCAGTTGATGTGGAAGGACCCACAACTGCAGCCTATGTACAGCGCGTTGTTCTACATCACCGGCAGTCTGGATGACAAAGGCTCGCCTACCAAGGCTGGCCGTAATCTGATGAAGCCTCCGGTGACCAAGAGTGGTTACGGTGAAGGTCTGGGCAAGACCGTCGAAACCATGGCTGAGGATTTCATTCAGCAGGTCTACGACCACATCCAGGAGATCTCGGCAGGCAAGTCCAAGCTGGAGCTGCAACCCCTGCTGTCGTCTGTTCGTCTGCTGATCAGCAAGGCCGATGAGAAGGCGGCTGCAGAGTTGGACGTGGACATGCCGATCGAGAAGGCGATGGAGTTCACCTTCACTAACCAGCAGTTCAAGGCGTTGAAGGCCACCTATCTGAACACGCTTGGTAGCGATATCACCGACACCATCAAGGAAGCCTTTCTTCCGTTCACCGAGCGTCGTCAGGCCTTCAACCAGGCTGCCAACCTGGCATTCGACCTGTACCAGCAGGTGTATCAATTCAAACGTCGTGCCCTGATCGAGCAGCTGATCACCGAAGGCAAGATGGCTACGGACGCCAAGGGTGTTCCGCTGCATGACTTGACCAACAAGCAGGAAGCTGAGCTGCAGGCTTCGCTGACTGATGTGGCTCCGATCCTGCACACCGCATTCTCCAGTGCCAGCGATCAGCTGCAGGCGGGTATGCGTCTGGCCAAGCGAGACAAAGGCCTCAGTAATGAGGCCGCCTACCGCAACGAGGTGAAGTTCGGCAAGAAGGGCAAGAAGCCAATGGCCGGTTTGCGCGCCTTCGGCTACAAGTCCGGCGAAGTCGGACCAGGTGTGTCCGGTGCCGTGGGTTCGGTTCACTCGACTGATGCGGCGATCTCCATCAATGCCGGTGCCGAGGTGGATTCGATCAACGTCCATGATGCCCGTATCTACGGACTGAGGGATGTGCATGCGGGTGCCCGTAGCCTGAACAAGCAGACCTTCCTGCAGGCGCTGGAATACTCTCCTATGGACCAGATGCTGGCCACCCTGGAGCGTTCGATCAAAGGCCTGGCGGATGCACTGGCTCAGGAAAACGATGCAACCCTGAACGCTGGCGTGGCTTCGCTGCTGACCAAGAAAATCGCTTCGCTGAGCGACATTGAATATGACCTTATGGCCGATAGTGGTAAAGGGCTGATCCAATTTCAGCTGGATCGGCTCCGTGCTACCGCACTGGCTGCCGAATCCATGAAGTTGGAGATCCTGGCCAACCTGCAGGCGGTCGACCAGTACGCTTTTGAAGGTGGTGCCTACCAGGTCACCGAGCAGGATCGTGCAAAGGCCCAGCAAAAGCTGGAGGAGCGTAAGCAGCGTCCTGATGATGTAGCGGCCACTGAAGCTGCAAAGCAGATCGATGCGCTGCTTAACCAGAAGACTGCGCAGGCAAAGCCGGCTCCAGTGGTACAGAGCGAACCCACTCTGGTCGATGATGCCGATCTGGGCATCCCTGAGCGTCAGGAAGATCCTGTTGTAACCACCAGTGCCTGGGGTGAGTTGGGCAAGTCGCCGATCGAGCATGACAGTGAGCTGGTTCAGTTCTTCAAGAGCAACCCGCAGCCTTCGCTCAAGGATGTACTCAAGGCCCTGCGTGCGCGTATTGAAGCCACCAGCAACGGACGGACTCAGGAGTTCAACCGCGAACTGTGGAAAGCGCTGGCCAAGCACGTTAATCCGGCGATGAAGATCGTCTATGTCACACCTGAGATGACGATCCCGGAAGGTGTGGCCGAGAAGCAGGCACAGTCCGCCCGTGGTCTCTACAGCTTCAGCGATTCGATGGACACGCTGTACATCAAGAGCGATGCGTTCCGTCGTTCGGGTGTGAACATCGAGCTGCTGATGCACGAGCTGGTTCACTCGGTAGTGGCACGTACCATCGACCTAGCCGAGCAAGGCAAGCCTCTGCCGGATACGGCTGATCTGGTGGCTGAACTGGGTGTGCTGCTGGAGCGTAGCCGTCAGCATGTGGCCGATAAGCCTGAACTGGCTCGGCGGTACAGCAATGCTTTGGCCAACGTGCAGGAGTTCGTGGCCTGGGGCATGACCAACCAGGGCTTCCAGCGTGATGTGCTGAACCAGTTCACTGTGCAGACCAAGACCTCGCGCAATGTGCTGGTCAAGGCCATGGAAGCCCTGACCAACGTGCTACGTGACATTCTGTTCCGTGGTTCGGACAAGTCGGCACAGAAGATCCAGGTCACTGGCTTGAAGACGCTGCTGGCCAACGTCTCCGGTCTGATGGCGACGGCTGAGCAGGCACGTGAGGCCGTGGGTACTCAACGCACTCTGGCCATGGAAGATCCGGTTCTGGATATGGACGTGGCCGATCTGTTCGATGGCCTGCGTAACACCGAGCAGCCTCTGGATGCGGGCTTCGAGAGTCACCTGCGTGATCTGCTGGATACAGTGGTGCGTCCGCTGCATGGTCCGTTTGGTGCTGTGCGTCTGGAAGCCTTGGACGATCAGGCGATCGGTGCCCGTGAGCGATTCCTCAAGGCACTGGCAACTGGCAAAGCTCCATTCGCTGCCAAGCTCAGTGACGTGGTGAAGCTGTCCGACCAGGAAGCATTCCTGGCGGAGAGCATCGAAGTCGCCCTGCGTACCGCTCTGGAGTCGAAGGATCGTTCATCCTCGCTGGTGTACCGCGAGCTGAAGGGTCTGTACAACGAGGTCAAGGCTTCTCTGCCGGTATCAGCATTCTTTGACGGCGACTGGACCCAGGCCAGTGATGAGCAGAAGGCAGAGGCTAAAGCCCTGCGTGAGTTCTTCCTGGAGATCCCGGACGTGGAAGGGCAGTCCGACTACCTGAGCCGCTTCGCTGCTCTGGGTCTGGCCTACCGTCCGCTGTGGAAGCTGCTGGATCGATCCACTCAGCAAGACACTCGTGTCTTGCGTGATCTGACCTGGATGCAGCGTCTGCAGGCTCTGGTCGAGCGTGCCATGGCCTATCTGGCTGGCAAGTGGACGCACACGTATGCCGGTCAGCAGGCCAACGACAAGCTCAAGACCCTGGTCGGTGAGCTGGTAGATATCGAAGCCAAGTACCGGGAGAAGGTTGCTCGTCCGAACAATCAGTGGATCGAGATGGCTGAGAACGCTTTGGCCGGTGTTCAGGACAAGGCCAAGGACATGATCGACCAGGTGGCCAAGTCGGACATGGTGCGCAACTCGAAGATCAGCGGTGTTCGTCTGTTGGGTCGAGTGGCCAGCCTGGCTGCCGATGACCGCCTGGAAGCGGTGGTGGATGCAGGTAACCAGCTGCGTGACCGTCTGTTCAAGGGTCGCCAGGGTCTGATGGCTGGCATGTTCAACGAGATGAAAGGGCCGAACGAGATCATGCTGGCCCTGCTCAACTTCGCCAAGCGCAACGAACAGGAGCGTAAGCACCTGATCAACTGGACCCGTGACATGGCCCTGGGGAGCTTTGCCAACGAAGGTAAGCACCTGACTGCCAAGGACAAGGACGCCATGGCTCTGCTGCTGCGTGCTGATCTGGCTTCGCTGCTGGATTACGGCTACTCGCTGGAGGAGCTGCAGAACCTGCTGAGTCCCAACGGCAGCCTGCAGCAGCGGATTGCTGAACTGGGCAAGCAGCTCAAGACCTCGACTCATGCAGCAATGTACCTGCGTCGTGCCGAGGCATTGGGCAAGTACATGGCCACCGGCAAGGCGTCGATCGACAACCTGATGCTCAACGCGGACAACATCGCTCGCATGCTGGGCACCAAGGACGCACACAGCGTTCCGGATGCTGAGCTGGATCGGGTACGTCCACTGATTGATCAGCTGGCTTCGCTGTACGCCCTGGCCAATGCCAACGAGTCGGACAAGGGGCGGATCGCCAACGTCCTGGCGACTGAGCTGCAGCGTACCGATGGTGGTAACGGGGTGACCTTCGTGCTGAAGATGCACCGTGCCATGCAGCAGGAAGCCAAGGAAAAGCTGTTCGAGAATAGTGAGGCATTGTTCACCAAGGGCTACACACCGGAGATTCACAACCCGCACACCGAGGTACTGGCTGCCACTGAGGAAGAAGGTGAGGCACTGGTACGCCAGGGCTTCCAGCGTGTAGAGGGCAACCCGTTGAACCAGGATGCCGATGACCTGGACAAGCGACCCAAGCACCTCTACATCCTCAAGGGCCGTGGCATGCAGCAGCGTCTGACCGGTGCCTTGTCGTACACAGGTGAGCGTGCCAAGGGCAGTCGCAAGCATGGTGGGATCGTCAACACGATCACCGGTAGCCTGAACACTCATAACGTCCAGGTCACTCAGCGACTGGCTCGTGCCAAGCGCGTGCGTGAAGAGATGGCGATTCAGCAGGGCAAGCCAATGGGTGGGGTCCACATGGTCCCGGTCCTCAATGCTGCCGGTGAGATCGTCAACTACCGCTACGTGATGAGCAACAAGGCACGGGATTCCCTGCTGGAGCGAACCAATGCGTTCGACACTCTGTTGGGTACGCTGCATGGCAATGTGTTCGATAAGCAGGCGTCCCGTGAGCAGAACGCCCAGGTGGTCCAGGCCTTGTTCGATCAGTGGAATGCCGACAAGGACAGCCGTCGTGATGCCTACATCATGGTGGGTCCGGACAGCAGCGATGCCGAAGGTGCAGAGACCTGGCGTCTGCTGCCCCACCACACCCAGGAAGTGATTCGTCAGGTGTGGAAGGGCAACAACATGATGGTCCGTAACGATCAGATCGACCTGATCGCCGGTTACCGCAAGTACAGCCTGGCTGACATGTTCGACAAGCAGGCCCGTACGACCAAAGGCATGAAGAACCTGCTCAAACATCAGGAAGATGAGCGCAACATGCTGGAACAGATGACCGTCTGGTTGTTGAAGGACTTCTTCCGGCTGGGTGACAAGGCGGCATTGCGGGTTCGCCAGGCAGAGGACTTCTGGCAGGCGGTGGTACAGGAAGTGAAGGATATCGTGGTGGTACGGTCGGGCGTGACCCTGTTCTGGAACGTGGTCAGCAACATGACTGTACTTCTGTGGCAGGGTGTTCCGATCAAGGATCTGATGCGGAATCACTGGGTGGCATGGCGTGGGGCAGTCAACTATCGGAAGGATTCGGAAGAGCTGTTCCGTCTGGAAGCAGCACTGTCGACTGGCACGTCTGGAGATGCGAAGGCTACACAGCAGCGTATTCGCCAATTGCAGGATTCTCTGGCGCGTAACCCGGCCAAGGAACTGATTGATGCGGGGATGTTGCCGACCATCGTCGAAGACGTGGCCTTGGAAGAAGACCCTTACTCCTATCGCAGCATGCTGAAGGAGAAGGTGGACAAGTACACCAGCAAGCTCAACCCCACGGTCAAGCAAGCGGCTGCGTTCGTTTACATGGCTCCGGGTACTTCGTTGCACACGGCGATGAGCCAGGCCACTCAGTACTCGGACTTTGTGGCTCGCTACACGCTGTATCAGCACCTGATCAGCGACAGGAAGGCGCCGAAGTCCAAGCAGGAAGCGTTGAAGCGGATCTCCGACAGCTTCGTCAACTACGACGTGCCATCGCACCGCCACATGCAGTACCTGAACGACATGGGCCTGCTCATGTTCACCAAGTACTACCTGCGGATTCAGAAGGTGATCATGCAGATGTTCCGGGAGCATCCGGCTCGGGCGATCATGATGGTGACTCTGGATAGCTACCTGAGCGGTATGCAGACCATTGTCGATTCCTCGATGTGGGGTCGCCTGGGGAATCCTCTGGAATGGGGTGCCTTGCAGTACCCAGGCACGCTGGATGAACTGGCAACCATCAAGGGAATGATGACCCTGATCAAGTGATGAAAAAGCCCTCTTCGGAGGGCTTTCTTCTGTATGGGTGAAGTGATCTGGTATTGAACGCTCCGTCACCCGCTTTTCGGGGCGTCCAGTCGGGGCCGGTAGCAGCCCTCAAGCCCTTGAGTTTCAGCGGACGTGTCTCACAAATCACTTCCCAATAGAGAAGGGTGCCGGTCTTTCCCGGCTGTCAGGTGTGTCTACTTGCGTGAACTTCACACCGGCTAAGCGAAAGCGTTACCGCTTCCGACTGGGCTTTTTACTGGATTGGGTTATGTATATGAAGGTCTCGTGCAACAGCACGATCACGACCAACACAACGATCCCAAGTGTAGTCAGAATCGCCATTACCCAACCCAAGACCACACTGCCCACATAACAGCCCCCAATGAGGATGACTGCAAGCAGTACCAGGAGCATCCCCTTGAGGACTTTCATGGGAAGCTGCCTTAGCCTCCGAAGAGGCTCGCCTTCTGAACGACAGGCTCTTCTTCTTCCTGAGGATCAGGCAGAACGTCCGAGGTTTCCACGACATGCAGCTGGGGAGCTGCGGTCGCTTCCTCTACACCACCGACGCTACCAGTGGCGGACGCCTGGGTTTCGTAGACCGGGCTGCATTGAGCAGTGCCGGAAGCGGCGTCGTGAATGTCCAGGTCAGCGGTCATGCCACTGTCGCCACGACCGGCAGTGAACGAAATGTCCACGGTCTTGCGATCGAGGTTGAAGCCTTGTTTGACGATGAAGTCGCGCAGAGCTTCTTCGATCTCGGATTGTTTCAGTTTGATCAGCATGTTGAGTCCTCTCATGCTGCACGCAGGAACGGCAGCGTCTGTTGGAATTGGTTGCTGGCCAGGCCAGCGTGGATCGCAGCGACGGCATCAGCCATGTGTTCAGCTTTGGCTTCGCTGATCACGTCCTGTCCGTGCTGCTTGTAGGTGGGCCACTTGGCCTCGGGGTGGCGGTTGTACGCCCACTGGATCATCTCGCTCTTGGTGGCCGTCTTCTTGCCCACTGAGACCATCTTCACCTCGGTCGGGGTGACCTCGAAGAAGGGAATCCCGCTGGCTCGAAGGGCACCCAGCACGCCCACGCAGATGCCGTAGGAGGCCATTGCGCGTGCAGACTGGCTACCGATCGGCACCTCGACGAAGATCGCGTGAGCGCCCTGAGCCGCAGCCAGAGCCTGGGCACAGAGCTGACGGGCAGACTCCAGATCCAGGCTGTTCTGGCGAACCTGCTTACCGGTGGGGAGTACCGGCTGGATCACTTCCAGGTGATTGATCGTGAGGCTGCCATGCAGCCCTACTTGTAGCGTCCCTTTTGCGATGCCCCAGTTGCGCAGGCTCGGATCGAACCCGACAACATGGAGCAGGCTCATGGTTGGTCGGCCTTATCGAGTGCTGAAGTACGCTTGTTCAAGCGTTCCTGCCGCTTGTCCAGATCGGCTTGCTGAGCCTTCAGCTGATCACGTCCTGCAGCAATTGCTGCTTCCTTCGACGGCCAGAGGTTCTGGCCGACGAAGTAGATCTTTCCCTTGGCAGTCACATCCATGTGCTGGTAGCCGAGCGAGCTGTCGTAGTTCCCGACCAGTTCAACCTCGACTGGCTTGAAACTCGGCATCAGGGTCCAGGCCTTGTATGGATAGCTACGCTTGGTCATCACGCACCTTCCTCATACAGACGGGTCTTCAGCTCGTAGCCCATCAGCGGCCAGATCTTGTCCACCGCATTGCGGCGAGCGATCTTCCGGCCCACTTCAGCATCGAAGTTCTCCGGGCTGGCACAGGCCGATTCACCGGTGACGGTGAAGCCGTTCTTGAGCACCAGGACGCAGAAGGTGAGCAGATGCAGTGGACTGTCCACCTCCAGACATTCCTGGGTCGCCCCAAAGTGCCCGTTGTGTGCTGTGAAGAAGAACTCTTCTTTGATGTTGGCTTCCACGTCAGCCGGCGTGATGCGTGGCGCGGTCAGACCCTTGTCCAGGATCTCCTGCTCGATGGGATCAACCATTGGCAGCCTCCTGATGGACTTCGCCTTCAGCCGGAGCCTGGGCTTCTTCATCAGGAATGCCTGTGAAAGGCAGCTCAGCGAATAAGGCCTTGGCCACGATCAGTCCGGCCTTGAAGCCTTCACGCTGCTCGGCAGTCATCGGCACGTCTTCGCCGTTCTCACCTGGCTGACAGATTTCCACATCGTCTGGCACCTGCATCGTCTGCTGCAGCTGTGCCAACTTGTTGGAATGCCACATGGTGATCAGGGCAGCGAACTGATTGATGCTGTTGATCTCGATGGTTTCGCTCATGTACACCTCTTGAGCAGAAATGAAAAGGGCCAGTTGCCTGGCCCTTGGGGGTGTTGCGGGATGGGTGTTACGCCTGAGCGCCGAACAGGCTGGTAGTCGGACGGCTGTTGCCACCGGCTGCAGCTGCTTGACGCGGGGCACCAGCAGTACCGGTGTTGGCACCTTTGGTGGTCTTGTCCTTGACCTTGCCAGCCCACTTCTGCTCCCAGACGGCGAAGAAGTTGGCCTGTTCAGCCTGAGCACGGATTTCTGCCGTGGTCATCTTGTCGCGGGCACGGAAGATCTTGTCGACCTCGTTCTCCTCGCGGCTTTCACCGGTCGGCTGGTAGACACCAGCAGCGTCCTTGGCGGTCTTGTCGACGGTCTGCTTGAGCAGACCCAACAGGATTTCCTGACCGATCAGGTCCATCAGCACGTCGACCTGGGTCGGTACTTCCTTCTTCTCGGTCGAGGAGTAGAGGTTGACCACCTTCTTCTCGGTATCGAGCTGGCCGATCTCCTTGCCCACGGTGAGCAGGGTCAGGGCGTTGGCATGCACGAAGCCCGGCAGGTAGTGCTTCTGGCCCTGCTTGTCTTCGTAGTAGTTCTTGCAGCCCTTGGCAGTGCCGGAGGTCATCCAGAACTGCTGGCGGACTTCACCATCGTCATCCTTGAAGGTGACGTTCAGTGCCAGGGCACCGGAGCTGGCCTTGGAGACATAGGCCAGTGCAACTTTCATCGGGTACAGACCCGAGTCACGAACACGAGAACCACCAACGGAATCTTTCTCGTCGGCGATGTTGTTGTCAGTAGTCAGAGCAGCGAGCATGGACATAAGAGTTACCTTTTGTTGAATTAAGAGTTGAGCGACAACCATTGCTTGGTTGATCTGCAGTTTTCACTGGGTTGGATGAATTGACATGTTTCTGGGCTGTAATAGGGAAAAACACCTGCCTTGTGACTCAGAATGTCTTTGTCTAAGTGCAGGCCTTTTTCCCACCCATTGGCTAAAGCCCACTCTATGAAAGCAGTAGAGTCCTGTCGCCAGAGATCACACACATAAACACCCTTGGCCCCGTACTTGTGGTAATTGGAGCTTTTAGGGTTATGGCAGCGTTCTACCATGGCTACCCATACCCAAAATAAAGGGTGGTTGGACATGCCATGTTTGAAACGGAGTTCGCTTGTCGTGATCCTGTTGAGGCAACCACAACTGGGAGCGAGCGGATTGGATGCCTTTTTACGCTGAGCGGTTACCCAAGCCCCTGTGCTTTCATATAAGTTTCCGCAATCACACCGGAACTCCCATACAACATTCCTTCCATCTTTCCTTATTGGCCTGAGAGCAGTAAGACTGCCCATCTTTTGATTGGTAAGGTCTTTGGCACGAGGGCTTAAAGTAAAGTCAGTCATAGTATTCGTGGAGCCTATCCAGGATAAGCTGCATATTATTATCCACGAAGGTCTCGGAAGTATCGAAAAGACCTAGAGGTCCACGAAGACGCTCGCCTACCGTATCTTTGGTCAGCTTGCACTGATAGACATACTTGAATCCAAGTGCTTCTTCTTCCGGAGTGATGTTCAACAGCGGCGAAGAATAGTCCTTCAAGTTCTTCAAGGGAACTTTCTTCGAGGCGATTACTACAGTGAAGTAGCTTTCGATGCCGTTGTTCTTCAGTGCGCCTTTCACCGGGACACAGGTTTCCAGAATCATTTCGGATTCGTTCACAGTGTCACGAGTGTGGGCGATGAAGATCACATTCTTGGTGGACTTCGCCACATGCTGCTGCATGAGGGTCTTGAAGTACTGAGCGAAATCACCCCAGGCCTTCATGGTGTTCGGCGAGTTCAGCACGAACAGCGACTCATACATGTCGAGCAGGTAGGTCAACGAGTCCACCACGAGGGTGTGGACCGTTGGATCTTTCTCGGCCACTTCGAAGGCTTCGAAGATCTGGTGGGGATCGGTGATGGTGTACTGACGGAACTTGGCTCGGAACGGCAGTTTCTTGCCAGCCTCGCAGTTCAGGTACATCACGCCTTCCGGATCTCGCAGGCCCATCAGCGAGGCGGATTTACCGGTCGCGGACTTGCCACACAGGAGGATCAGGTGGTCGTTTACTTGGGTCATTGCAGACTCCTTGGTGGGAATTCGCCAAGTGCCCGGAGGGCACCTGAAATTAATTGTCGAACCAGAACACGATGCGGCGATCGTCCGGGGTGTCGGTGGCACCGAGGGTGGCCAGGGTTTCTTCCAGTCGCTTGATCAGGTGGTCGACGTTGTGGATCGAGGCCTCTTCGCTGGGGGCAATCAGCAGCTGGGCACGGGCGAGCTTCAGCTCTTCCACCTTTGCGATCAGCTCGGCCTGGGTACGGGCACCGTGGGAGTGGCCGTCAGAGTCGTAGTAGTCGCTACGGGCCTTTACTTCGCAGGACACATCGTCAGGCAGTTCGCTGGTGTACGGGAACGACCAAGGCCAGTCGGTACGGACACCGTGGTTCAGCAGACCGAAAAACCAGTAGTCACGAGTACGTCCAGGCAGGTCATCCATTACTGGATACTCTCGATCGCCTTCGAACTCTGGCGGCTCGAACTTGAAACTTACAGCTTGATCACACACCCAGATTCCATCTTTCTTGGTTTCTGAGTGCCAATGAATATCGCAACCCATGTTTGTTATCTCCGATAAACGGAAGCCAAGCGAGTCCATGTAGTCATCATGGCTTAGCCTGACTTCTGAATAAGAAAAGGAACCCCAAGAGAACTTGGGGTAAATGGATGCAGTCATCGCTTGGAGAGTGCTTTACCGACCGTGACCATGATGGAACTCATGATTTCCACTTCGTCCAACTTGTCTGGCAACTTGTCGTTCAATGCCACCACGCGAGAGCGGATGCCATCGAAGTCGAAGTTGGAGTCAACCAGGATGAACGCATACTTCATCAGCATGTTGTTCCGGTTGCCGTCGCCCGTGTTGTTGATTACCCAGCGTTCCAGGTTGTCCAGGGACTGCTGAGAGTCGAAGCGTTGCTTGCGCTCTTCGTTCTTGCTGGTCTTCGGGATGAAGGGCAGAACATCGAACACTTCGCCTTCGGTGTATTCATGGTGACCGGGGTGGGTCAGCCACTTCTTGCACCGATGGGCGCAGGACGGATCGGCATCGAACGGCAGCCACTGTAGGACGTTGTTGTAGAACTCCTTGTAGTCCTTGGCATCCATCTTCAACTCGTAGTTGGTGGGCAGGATGATTCGGAACCGGTGGTTCTGGTCCGTGTGGCTCTTGGTGGTGTAGTACAGCGCCTTGTAGTCCTTGAGCAACAGCTTGGCTGTGTTCAGGTTGCAGGTGCCGTCCACGTCGATGACCAGCAGGTTGAAGCCTGGCTCGGCGTTGTCCTCGTTGCGGTAACCGCCTTTGAGGTGATGGTTGATCCAGTGCATGCCTGGGGCCTGAGTCAGCAGGTGCAGCTTGTCGAACGGTGCCGTCTCGTTGTTGTAGCCGGTGGTCATGTCGCTGGAATAGCTCACCACCATCTTCGCCAGATCGGTCTCCTTTAGGCTTTCGCCACGCAGGAACTCGATGCCGTCGTTGAACGCCTTCTTGATGATGATGTTGTTCTTGTACCCGTAGGCGGTGGCCAGGGTCAGCATCTCCTGCTTCTGGCTGGACGAACCCTTGTAGTAGGGCAGGTCTTCGACCAGATCAGCCTGAGTCACTTCCTTGCCGATCGCTGCCAGATACTTGGCCAGCTTCACGTACGGACGATCCCGCGAGAGCATCTGACCGAACGCAGCACCGCTGTCCTCCACCAGCCGGATGGCGTTGTGCAGGTGGCCGATGGTCAGCTCAGGTGAGTCGTCCACGAAGGCATAGGCACCGGCCAGCTTGAGCGCCTTGAAGTAGCGGTGGCTCAGCTCGGCCTTGCGGATCTCGTCGTGCTCGGGCATGGCGTCAGCCTGCTTCTCGCACATCAGCTTGTACTGGATCAGCTCCAGGCTGGTGTCCCGGCTCATCACCAGACGCTTGTTGGCGTTGATGATATCGGCCAGGCGTTCCAGCTTGTCGGCTAGCTCTTCGAGGAACTGGTTGGTCTGCTGGCTGGTTTGCAGCTCGTAGACCTGCTCCGGGGTGAGATCCAGGTTCTTGCTGGCACCCTTGAGGTAGCCGAACAGGCAGCGACGTGCGTAGCCGGTATCCAGCATCGAGTACAACGCCTGCTCGGTGGCAGCACCGTCGAACAGCTTGGACGGTGTACCGAAGAGCATCATGTTGGTCGGGGTGGTGCCCTTGATCTCTTCGAAGCGGGAGTTGTCGGAGGTCGACTTGACCAGCTTGGTCTTGACCTTGCCCTTGTCGTACAGCTCAAGGAACACGGTCAGCACCTCGGTGTTTCCAACCAGGTTCAGACCGATCTCGTCGATCTCCAGGTTGACCGAACCGGCATCGGCCATCAGCAGCTTGTGACGCATCTGCTTGACCGCAGGGCTGGTGCCGGAGTCGAAGCTGAACAGCAGGGAACCCAGCTGCTCGAACTCCTTCTGCACACGAATCAGCTCCTCATCTGGATCACTGTTCTTGCGCACGGCACGCTTGTTGGCCAGCACCGGCAGGTTGCGTTCGGCCAGCAGGGGGAAGGTCTCCTCCAGGAAGCGATCGCGGAACTGGTGAATCACCTCGTCCTCGATGATGCTGGTCGAGTGGCCCTTGCCAGTACCGGAGGGAGACAGGTTCAACGCATAGACGTTGACCGGAATATCGCCCCGATCGGGTGTGCCGATGATGCAGCGCATCTGCGAGGCCACTACCGCGAAGTAGTAGCCGACCAGGACACGGAAGAATAACGGCTCCGTGTTCTGAGTTCGGTTGCAGAGTATCTGCACGAGTTGTTCTGCCGTGGGGTGATACGGCATCTGATTGACGGGAAGCATAGAGCACTCCTGTTGTGGTTAAAGCTGAAGTTCCCCCGATTCGAGGTACTTGTCCTTCTGGGTGCAGGCATAGAACCCAGGGCAGTAACGACAAGCCTTTACTTGACCCGGAACTTCAACCACCTTGCCGACATTGCCATCCTTGGCCAGTTGCATATAAGCATCTTGCTTATTGTCGAAGTTCTTGGTTGAGCGTTGGGTTTTCGTAGGGTTCTTGTAGTACTTGTACTGAGGGGCAGAACGCCAGAGATCTTCTTCGGTACAAAGCGGGATCTCATTTTCCGGTGCATTCCAGAACTTATCCAGATTACGAATCTTGTTTCGGATGAATTCTTCGATGAACTCCAGGGAGGGCAGACGCAACACATGTTCCAGTGTTCGGCTGGCAGGGTAGTTCGGAGAACTCTTTGCCTGTGCCTGGCTCCAGTCAGTGAAGATGAACTGAATGGCCATGGTGTCTTGCGTGATGATCTTCGGATTCAACCAGCGATAAATACCGCCTTGCAGTCGGTACTTCTCATCGTTGGTATTGTTGATGTAGGTGTAAACCGAAGTGGATTTGAAGTCTTCCACTCGACCATCCCCCACGAAGTCGAACTTGCCGGAAACTTTCCGACCCTCGATCTCACGGTAGGCCCGTTGTTCCAGGTAGACCGGGATGATGCCCGGACCCAGTTCTTCAGGCGTGGGGTTGATCCGTACCTGGGCGATGACCTTCTTGGGGTAACCCAATGCGGTCATGGCTTCGACGTGCCTGTGCAGCCAGGCCCGCTCGATGCTGTCATGGATCGCACTGCCCATACGGGAGCTGACCATGCCGGATACGTCCACCAGGCCTTGTTCCTGGGGAACTCTGGCAGCGAGAATGATCTGGCGCAGGGGTTTGATCAGGGTGGTGGCACTGATGGTGTCCGACTCGTGGTCGTAGTTGTCTACTGCTAAAAAGACCGCAACAGACAGTGGGACGTTGGAGTTGTTGAGGTATTTGCGCATGGGTCTGCCTTCTCAATGGAGGCGACCCACGCACTAGACTCAGTGGCGGGTCACCTTAACTTTTATGAACTTTGGGAAGCCAAAGAAGTTGAAGTAACTCACCTGATGAACGAGATCGCCTGGTTGAATAAACTTCGGGGAGTTGCAGTACAACAAGGTCAACTTACCGGGATTACTTCTTTCCACAGAAATGCGGTAGATGTAATACCTGGTCATGAACCGTGGAAAGATGTAAACCAGTAAGCTGATCATGGTCACTCGCCTGCCAGGATGGCAGCTCCTTGCTTGTCTTCTTGAATCATTTCCTGCCAGCGGTTCAATGCCTCCATGGCATTTTCAACCAACTCTTCTTGCCACTCATCTGCAGCCTTGCCCGATTCCAGCAAGTTGCGGACGGCTTCCTGCAAACAGGGATGGTTGATCTTGAAGAGGTGATTGACCCGGTAGGTGTCGATACTGCGTAGATGGCCGAAGTTTTGAACAGCGTTCTTGTCTCGGCACCTTGGGCAGTAGTCGTTGAGTTCTTCGCTGCGCCAGTTCATGGAGCAGCCAATACTCTTGCAGTGCTGCAGGTCGTGCATGGTTACTTCCTGGGGTTATTGCGTCCATGCAGTTTATTTAAAGTGTTGGTTTATTCCAGTGACTCGACAGGCGAGGTCTGGGATTGTTGTTTGTTGATGTGCTTGTGAATATGGAACAGGCACAACTTCACCGCTTTCAGGTACTTCTGTGCCTGACGGGTGTCCACGCCGAGCATGTAGCGGATCTCCTGGGTGTTGATCACTTCCATGCACTGCAGGATGTTGTAAAGCCGAGTCACACTCAGGGGTATTGAGTGCTTGCCAGCCTTGCTGTGGTGATCGAGTCGAGCGATACCCAGGATAATGTCGTCCACCGGACTACCATCGTATGCCTTGTACTGCTGCATGAAGCTCAACAGGGGGTTGGCGGTGTTGCGTGGTGACTGAGGCCGGG